GGCTGAAGAGGCTCTAGAGATCCTGAGGAGGAGAATAACAGGCTTTTATACCAGCCCTTCCCGCCTATTAACGGCTATAATTTAAAAAAAGCCTCCCAGGGCCTCTCTACTTTTTCTGTGAAAGCCTCAGGGGCTAAGGGCCTCTAGCCTCTGCATACTTGAAAAAAAAAAGAGCTCCCCCTGTCATTTGGTTCAGGCGCCGGCACGAATGAGTCATTTCCTTACTGCAGCCTTTTAAATTGTTTTTTTCTGTCTCTGCGGGCGGGGTTAGTCATGATGAGTAGGATTTTTTCTAAGCACGAAGGGAGGAGGTCAGCAACCATTTCAAACATTTTTTTTAAACAGAGCGGGCGGGAGCCCCAGCGCCGAGTGGATTTTTTTCTTTCTGAACGGGCGGAGGCATTAAAAGTGAGTACATGTTTTTTTTTTTTCAGAATGGGGGGAATACTGACTTTGATTCTGGACATTGGTGAGATTGCTGCTGAATTAACAGCTACTACTGGACTAACTTTGGAAGCTATACTCTCTGGAGAAGCCCTAGCTGCTCTGGAGGTGGAAGTCTCTTCATTAATGACTATTCAAGGAATATCAGGGATTGAGGCCCTAACCCAATTAGGGTTTACTGCTGAACAATTCTCTAATATGTCTTTGGTAGCTTCTCTAGTTCAGGAAGGAGTTGCTTATGGAACTGTGTTTCAAACTGTCTCAGGAGTAAGTTCTCTAGTATCAGCAGGGATAAAACTTGGGATGGGAGAAGTTTCTACTGTTAATAGGAGATTGCAAAACCTTGCCTCAGGTGGTGCTGATGACTTAGTCAGGCATTCTTTGTTTGCCTTTCCCTTTGACCCTCTGGATTGGGCTGACAGCATAGTTCATGCAGTAGGGCCTCAAGGCATTAAAACTAATCCTAATGTTAGAAGTGTGGTACTAAATAGCAGGTGGGTGATTCAGGATCATAATAATAGTGCAGATAATAGTGGACAACTTATAGACTTTTATCCAACCCCTGGGGGAACTCATCAGCAAAGTACTCCTGATTGGATGCTTCCTTTAATTCTAGGCTTGAGTGGAGAAAGAACTGCTGAATTGAAATATATAGAAGATGCCACCAAAGAGAAAAAGTGGAGGAGATAAATCCATGGCTGCTAAGAAAAGTTGTGTGCCTAGGCCCAATCCTTGTTGTCCTAAAGTAACTTCAGTGCCTAAGCTTATAGTAAAAGGGGGGGTAGAAGTGTTAGAAGTTGTTACTGGAGATGATGCTGTGACTCAAATTGAGTTATATTTGAACCCAAGAATGGGTGTTAATAATGCAGATATTGAACATTACAGCAAATGGTATACCTACAGTTATGATATAGGTCCTACAGGTGATACTGTGACTGTAGAAAATCTTCCATCATACAGTGTTGCCAGAGTCCAACTTCCTATTTTGAATGATGACATCACTTGTGATACTCTCCAGATGTGGGAAGCTATATCAGTGAAAACTGAAGTTGTGGGTGCCAGCTCTCTTACTAATGCCCACTATTTTGACATGAAAAGATTTCAAGCTCAGGGAGCAGGCATGACAGTGGCAGGGGTTAACTACCACATGTTTGCAGTTGGTGGAGATCCTCTAGACCTCCAAGGCCTTGTTTTGGATTACAATACAAAGTATCCCACAGGAGAAGGGAAGCCCATAACAATAGAGACAATAACAGGAAAAAAGATGACTCCCAAAAACCAAGGCCTTGATCCAACTGCCAAAGCAAGACTGGTGAAAGATGGCTATTTCCCCATTGAAGTCTGGAGTCCAGACCCATCCAGGAATGAAAATTCCAGATATTTTGGGTCATTGCAAACAGGAGACAACACCCCAACAACCCTTCAGTTTACTAACACTTTGACAACAGTGTTGCTAGATGAAAATGGCATAGGGCCTCTTTGTAAGGGTGATGGCCTGTTTGTGAGTGCTGCAGACATTGTGGGCTTTTTGTTTAAGACCAGTGGGAAGATGGCATTCCATGGCTTGCCCAGGTATTTTAACATCACTCTAAGAAAAAGATGGGTGAAAAATCCTTACCCAGTGACCAACTTGCTGAATTCTTTGTTCAACAATATGATGCCTAATGTGTCAGGACAACCTATGGAAGGGAAAGATTCTCAGGTGGAAGAAGTGAGAATTTATCAAGGTATGGAACCAGTGCCAGGAGATCCAGATATTGTCAGATATATTGACAAATTTGGGCAACAAAAGAACAAGCTTCCAACTCTGACTAATGATCTCCCCGGACCTAATTACTTTGTGCTGAGAAACCCAGCACCTGTACCACATCCCTTGCAGCCCTCATCAGTTGTTGCTGTGGTCAGTGAAGAATCAGCTGGGCCACCACAGCCACCTCCTCCCCCTTCTTCACCAGTGTCTGGTAATCTTCCTTCACCTCCCCGAACCCCACATAGATGCAATGCAAGATTTTGAAAAATAAAACCTTTATTTATAAAGTGCTTAATCCTCCTCGTCTTCTTCATATTCCAAAATCCCATGCAAGGGATCTTCACCAGCTTCCACATTCTCTAACATTTTGCAATACATATCATGGCCTACTTCTGCATTAATAATATCTCTCCATTTCTTTACATCCTCTTGTAAGGAAGTCTGGAAATATTTCATATTGAGACACCAAATTAAACAGAGAACCAAAGTTACACCACTGGACAATACTCTTCTTCTTCTCAAATCACAGTTTTTCTCTAATGAATCTCTTAGATTATCCTTACAGCTAAAATGCAAAGTGTAAGCAATTCTACAAAACACAGTCTTGGGAATAATATAGTTATTAGCTGTAATTATACAGGGGGGAAAGATTTGATGTCTCTTGTTAACATGTTTTTTCTCTAAACTGACACTGACATTTCCATCTAAGTGATCTCTTAAATTATCAAGATTGTGAAATCCTTGGCCACTCTGCAGATCTTTATTAGGCCCTACTTGTCCCTTAACATCCTCAAAACAAACAACAAATTTATCTGTGGCACACCCAAGCTCAAATGGTAACTTATCACTGGGACAATTCACATTTAAGGCTTTACCATCAAGTAAATCTAAGAGTGCAGCTGCTAAACTTGTTTTACCTGAATTGATAGGACCAATAAACAAGACATTTCTTTTCTTAGGAATATTTTCTGTAATTAACTGTAAGATTTTCAGTAATTTCATTTCAAAGTCAGCAAACATACAGTTCCACCAAGCTACACCAGCCATAAATACTTTTAAATCATTAGGTCCAAAGTCCACCAGTTTTTCCATTTGAAATCTTAACTTTTCCAAAAGTAGTTCTTCTCTTGTTACTTCCATCATGTGCAGTCTTTTTTTTGCAATAACTGTCTCGGAGGCTTGAGCACAAATAGATTTCTGGGATCTAGAATCCTGAAATAGTTTTGCATTAGCATGCTCTTTTTCATGAGCTTTATGAGGTTTAAGGCCTGTTTTATGCAAGCATTTCATACATAAATCTGGATTATATGCAAAATCTAAATAATGTGCCATAATTAACAGGGGATCTTCTATACCATATTCAACAGCAAAATCAGTTACCTGAGTCCAGTTACAGGTCTGCTCTTTTTTATTTTGATCAAATTCAAAACTGTTAAGACTCTTAGATTCTTCATCCAATCTGTATCCATTATCTCCCCCAAGATGCCTATATAAATCTAGCAATTTAATAACACCTTTTACTACAAGAAAACTAACAGTACAAAATGGTTGCAGAAAATTTTTAATAGCTGTTACTCTATGTTTTCCACAGGTTAATATAAGCAAAATAGAACCTTCTTTAAAGGAAAACCTCCCTTTATATTCCACCTTAAATTTTCCATCTATTTTATTATAAAAAAATTTACCTTTTTCTCTGGTTGTGAAGATTGCAAAGGAGCTCATAGTCTTATTACTATAGATAGCGTGGCTAAGATAATCAGAACAATCTGTAGGAAAATCACTAGGATGAGGAGAATCCTTAGGCTTTTTTGGCTTTGGTGGTGTGCTAGAATAACTTGGTGTAGGAGATCCTGCAGGCCTTCTCCTTCTATGAGGATGGGGTGGACTTCTGGGGGTGGAGAAAGGGTCCTCATCGGATTGCGTGCTGGTAAAGGTGGTCCTCTCTGATGATTCAGAGAAGGGCTCCTCCTCGGTGGACGGGGGTTCGGGTGAAGACAGGGTCTCATCACAGCGGAGGGACTCGTCATCCCACGGGGACGGGGGAGGGGCACATCTTGCTGAATTTCCAAATAGGTTCCCTCCCTTGAACTTGGTAGAAGATGAGGAAGGTATATCCTCTCTGGAGGGGTTTCTGGAATTGGATGGCTCTGAAAATTCTGAGGACCCCTGGGACTGTTGACTACTGCCATAGCCGCTGGAGTCTCCTGTATGGGAAGGCTCTCCTCTTCTGGAACTTGAGGTGGTCTCTGTTCTCCGATGGCCATGTTGCTTCCTTCCCCACCACGTTCTGAAGGCTGAAGTGCCATAAAGCGGGGTATCCTCATCATCATCCTCCTGCAAGAATAATTTGCATATTATTTACCACTCTTAGAAACCAAAATTTACATAACTTTAATAATATCACTACTTACTTAGTAATTAATAGAGCTGGAGATGTAGAAGCTGAAAGTCTGTGTGCTCAATTATTTTTTGCCACTCACCCACTGTTTCCCAGGTAAGTGGAAATCCAAACCACAAAAGGAAACAAGAAAGACAAAGACATTGTCCCCAAACAAGGCAATTGCTTTTAGTGAGCAGCTTCAAGCTGAAATGCTGTCTGTGAAGTCTGCAGCTCACACAGTTACATAATGAATCTCTGGTGTTTTTCTTCAAACAATTAGGGCCTTTAAAAAAAAGAATTCTAAATCCACATCTCATTTTATCAGCTAAAGTAGGAAAATCCATATCAGTAAAGCAAGGTGCACTAACCTCATCATATGTAGGGAAGTGCCTTCTCATCTCATAAACAGAGCAAGAAAATTTTTGCCAAAGGCAGGTCAATTCCTTCATCACCTCTGGATCACCCCCTTTATCAGGATGATTTCTTAAGCAAGCAGTTTTAAAACTGCTTTTCATGAGAGGAAAGTTCCCATAGCAGTGCCTAGGAATTTGCAAAAGACTACAAAGTTGCTTCTTTTCTGCAGAGGTTAGTGCACTATCCAT